CGGGTCGCAGGCGATCTGTTCGACACGAACCTGTCGAGCCAGCGCGAACTGCTGCGCCGGTTGAGCCAACTGCGTAAATCGGAACAGGCTCGCTTGCTGAAGAACCGGCGGCGGTCTGGACAAATTGGGGCTGGCGCTGGGGCCATCTCTGGACTTCTCACTGACTAAAGGACCTGAAAAATGCCAATCAATACCCTCAATGGAATGAGCGCAACCGCAAGCTCTAACACCGATGTTACAGGTGTAACTCTTGCAGAAAATTCAATGCAACCAAGTGATGTTAACAACGCTATCAGGGGTCTCATGTCCATCCTAAAAAACTTCGAACAGGGGTCGGACGGTATCACAAAGCTCAAGATCGGCTCGTGGACGCTTGAAGAAGATGCCAGCAACAATCTGCTGATTAGTTACAGCGGCACCGGCGTTGCGAAGATCGCATCTGATGGCGCAATCACCAGCGCTGACGATGTCACGGCTTTCGGCACCATCTAGAAAATAGGGGGCTAATATGGCGATTGCTTCATCCGGCGCGGTTAATTTTGACGATTTGCGGACTGAATTCAACGCATCCGGCTCAGTGTCTTTTTCTGACTTTTATCGCGGCGCTGCGACAAATTATGTTCGCGCCAACGCTGCAAACAACACCGCAACCAATTTAGCGGCAAGTGTGCCAGCATCCGGCGCTATCAATTTCACAGACTTTCGTGGGGCTGCGCGTGGGTTCCGCAAAACTTATGCGGCCAACGCAACAAATCAGAACGCCAGCAGCGTTTTCGGCACTGATTGGGGCGTTGATTACCCAAAAGACATTGTGATCAACAGCGGGGTCACGTTGGGCGCAACAAGCACCAGCGAGGAAGCGCTTGAGATAAACAGCGGTGGGCTTGGCACTATCACCATAACAAATAACGGCACTTTGATCGGTGCGGGTGGTAGTGGCAACGGTGGCGCTGGTGGAGACGCTTTTGAGGCGGCTGTCGCTTGCACGTTCACAAATAATGGTTACGTCTACGCGGGGGGCGGAGGCGGCGGGGCTGGCGGAAATGGCGGCAACGGGAGTTACACTTCATCTTCATCGTCTGGTCCATACTACAATTCCAACTATTACTTTTGGCAATGCGGCACCACCTTTTGCGGCAACATTCGTTTTGGTAGCTACGTCAATCAATACAATGGTCCGTGTTGTTCTGCTTTAGGCTCAAGCTGCAACAACACTTCTAGTTGGACTAACGGCAATACCACCTACTACAAGGGGACTGGGCAAGGCAGCGTTGAGGATTGCAGTCTGTATTCTGTCAGCGCGACAACAAGCTCGACCACAAGCACAAGTGGTGGGTCTGGTGGCAGCGGTGGCGCTGGTGCGGGGTACAATCAGTCAGCGGCGGCTGGTTCTGGTGGCTCATCGGGTGGCACCAACGCTGGATCGGGCGGGTCTGGCGGCACTGGCGGCGGTTACGGTGCCAGCGGCAGTTCTGGCAATTCTGGCTCGAATGGCAATGTTTCAAACGGGTCGTCCGGTTCAAGCGGTGGTGCTGCCGGTAAATATATCAGAGGCATTTCCAACGTGACATTCACGAATAATGGAACAGTCGCGGGCGGTACAGCATGACCCCGCAAGAAAAACTCGAAATTTGCAACAACTGCGAATGGTTCAGAAAAATCATCTCGCAATGCAAAAAATGCGGTTGCTTGATGACGTTCAAAGCAAGGCTAAAAAACTCAACCTGTCCTCTAAAAAAATGGTGATGAAATGACAATTTATACCGTTACAAAATCTGACAGCAACGGCTTGACCGTAACATATGAAGATGGGTCGTGGGCCATTTTGCCCGTGACCATTGATATGCAGCCGGAAGATATTGACGATTTGGCCGCGCAGTTCGCGCCGAAAAATCTGCAAGCGCCTGCTTTTATTTCAGTCGGAACACAGCGGTCAGCGGTTGAAAAACCGGCTGAAGAACCCATCGCGCCGGAAGAATTTGTCGATGACCGGCCTGCGTATTTGATCGCTCGAATGGAAGCGTATGGTCCAGCCTCATCGCAGATCGAATATATCACCGAAAACGGCTTGGCGGCGTGGCAGGCGCACGTTGACGAAATCAAAGCCGCAAATCCAAAACCATAATGAATGGGCTGCTGGTCTTTGTTGTGGTGGTGATACTGCCCAACGGCCAGCCGCACGTCAACGCAGGGCCGGTAGCGGCCTGCCCCAATCATGAAAAGGTCGTGACTGCTTATCAGCAGATGAAGCTGGCGGGCAAAATACTTGATTGGGAAGCCCGCTGTTATGACAGCGGCCTGAAAATACCGACCGGCACATGATCGAGTTCGTCCTGATCGTTTACGTTGGCGCGAATATCTACAACCAGACCCAAACTTTTGAAGACATCGACCGCTGTTTGTATTTCAGACAGCGCCTTTCGGGTCAGTATGTCCAAACCGCCGATGGGCCTCGCCCCGTTACTGTTGCTTGTTTGCCGCGAGATAGGAGCCGTTGATGGAGCCAATTACGACTGCCATTGCTGCCGTAACGGCTGCGTCTAATGCCATCGGTTTCATAAAAGCACGGATCAATGACTTTCAGTCGGTTGCAGAAATCGGCGACCAGATCAGCACCATTTTTGCAGCACAAAAAAAGCTGAATGACGAGCGCAACAAGCAGGCTGGTGTCGGCGACATAAACATTCGGAGCAGCATTGACGCGGTTCTTGAAAGCAAGCGTCTCAACGAAGAAATGCAGCAAATCGCCACCCTCATAAATATGCGTTGGCCCAAACCGGCAGGAGAGCCGTCTACATGGCAGACCATACTTGACCATCATAACCAGAAATTACGCGAGCAAAAAGAGGCGCGGCGTAAGGCAGAGATTGAAGCGCGGCGGCAGCAACACGAGTTTGAAGAAATGGTCAAGGGCTTCCTCATTGTCGCGGCGGTGGTATGTATTGCAGTCGGGTGTTTCGTGTTTTTGTTCTCCACTATCATATAGGCAGATGACCAGATGAGTATTGAGCGCGAAATTGGCGAAATGAGTAGCCGCTTGCGGACGCTGGAACGCGAAATGTCTGAAACGCGCCAGTGTATGAAAGAGCTTCACGAGATGGCGCTCCAAGCTAAAGGCGGGTGGAAAACACTGATGCTGGTCGCTGGCATTGCCGGAACAGTTGGTGCGTTGGGTGCAAAGCTGGCTGTCGCCATTGGGTTTTTGCCCCGATAATCATGTCAGCCATAACGACAGGCCGTATCGGCGAGTACATCGCCGCAGCGGTACTCGAACAGCAGCAATGGCGCACGATCCTTTGCCAACAAAGCGGCTTTGACCTCATCGCAACGAGAGGCGACAAAATATGGCGCTGTCAGGTTAAGGCCAGCACTTTCCACTCCTATCGCAGAAGCAAGCTCCAATTCCATTTTGGTATTGGCGGCGAGAAGCGACCCCCATCTATCAACGACTACGATTTTGCAGCCTGTGTGAGCATACCGCACAGGCGTGTTTTTTTTGTGCCTATTGAGGAGATTAAAGTGATCGTCTTGTCGAAAACCGGCGAGTTTTTTGATGATCCAGAAATCGAAAGCAAAACCCTACAACACACTATGGAGATTTTAGATGGACGCTTTGCCAAATCGGAGACCCTGCATATCTGAAGAAATCGGCGAGGGAATGGTGGTGACGGTCAGTTATCACCCGAAGTCAGGTGAACCGGTTGAGGTGTTCCTCACAGGGCGAGGCTACAAGGCGTCTGATAATCCAATGACCAGCGCTCTCTACAAGCTGGGCGTCACCGCCAGCAAACTCATCCAGAGGGAATTTGAAGATGACAAGGTTGCTTGATTTAATCAAAGAACACGAAGGTATCGTTTCCCACGCCTATCAAGACACGAGGGGCTATTGGACCATCGGGTGCGGCAGGCTGATTGACGAAAAGCTGGGCGGTGGCTTGTCAGAGGACGAGATCGACTACCTATTGGCAAACGATGTCAAACGCTGCGAGGACGAGGCATTGAGCTACGCCTTTTATGCAAAGCTCGATGAGCCGCGCAAGGCTGTCATAATTTCAATGCTGTTCAATTTAGGCCGTCCGAATTTTGATAAGTTCAAGAAATTTCAAGCGGCCCTCGAAGCTGGCGATTATGAAGAAGCGGCCGTCCAGATGCTGGACTCGCTTTGGGCCAAACAGGTCAAGAGCCGGTCAAAGCACCTTTATGAAATGATGCGGACGGGGGAATGGATAT